CAATTTCTTGCTCTTGAGCACTGATTTTTTTACTCATCTCTTCGATCTTTTTTCTCTGAAGAGCGATTATTTTATCCTTGTCTTCCATTATTCAACTTGTTGGGTTCCGAATTCTTTTTGAAATTCATCCTTCTTTTTCTCGGCATTAATTAAGTCCAATAAACGATCAGTATCCTTTTCATTGAATATCATTCCCCGAAGCTTATCATCCAGTGATTCATCGAAATACACAGGAGCCAACTTTTTCAGATAATCAGTGCTTAAACCTACCCACATCGAATGGGCAGATTGAAGGGAATAAAATAGTCTTTTACGATCATCTAATGACAGAAGATTATAATCATCATACCCGAAGGAACTACCTACCCACCCTTGTGTTTTCCAAAAAAGCAGGTTGAAGTAATCCCATTTCTCGAATAATTCTTTCACTGTGATCCGGACTGAATGAGTGTCATTCGAAAATAAATGGTTATCAAATACCCCAGCCAACTTCTCCGCGAGTGGATAGTTTTTAGAAGATGATCTCTTGAATTTAAGAATGAACATAAACTGTTTTATTCTGCGCCCACTAATATAATGGATGTTTCATTGTAAATACTATACGACATCGGCACATCCGACATCCCCTCCCTGGCGGGCAGCTTCTTTTTTTTGAACATCAAGTTCGCATCTTAATCTCTCATTCTCTGCAACTAGTTCTTCAATTCTTCTGTCTTTCTCTCTTAAATAGTCAGCAGCTGCCGGGCTAATTATCATTTGCGTTTTCTCAATTCCAAAAAAATATGAGGGAGACACTCCAAGTGCATCTGATATAGAAATCAAAGTTTCTACTTTGGTTGAGTTATTTCGCATTAATTTATTCAATGCCTGGTATGTAATTCCAGCCTTCTCTGCAAGCGACTTTAAGGAGATATTTTTCTCCTTTGCGAGTATCTCTATTTTAGAGAGATCAATCATTTTATATATTTTTAACGGTAAAAATAGAAACTTTTAGTTGCTGTATAGAAACTTATAGTATATCTTTACCGAATCAAAGTTCATAACACCCGATATTGAGGTGATATTAACTGAGACATACACTAAAAATAAGAGGGTGGTATCCCGGACGGCAATCTAAGATGGCCACCCTCTTTTCAATAACTATTAAAACTTGAACAAAGATGAGTAAAAAAAATCAAAAATCAAAGATTGTAAACCATGATTTGGGTAAAATACCTTTGACAAGGTATTACGAAAATCTCCCGAACGCTACTCGAGCCATTATTGCGAAACCAAAAGATGACTTCCTGAACGAAATCGCGGGGATCACTGGGAGAAACCCGGAAACGGTACGAACCTGGTGCCTTGGGATTAACACCCCTCCTCCTTATGTTCGTGAGAAGATTGCAAAGTTCATGAATTCACGTCCTGAAATCTTATTCCCTGAAACAAAATGATCAACAAAGAATTTTATATCACGCCAAATGGTGGGATCATGATTCATGATGAAAATGGAGTGCATGAGCTCACCCAAAAAGATCGTCAGTTTATTTCAGAGATAATAATGCGCATTGGCGATTTTTATCCTGAAGCACTTTCAGCGCTCTCACGCGAATATGAATGTCGGCGCTTCAATGTGCCATACTATGAATTTTCTATTGTGAGCAGATTCATACGCTGCAACTGGGGGAGGTACGACAGTATAATCGATATCGACCAGTTTGGGTTCTTCAATTTCGAAGAGGTTGACTGCCCACTTAGGGGATGTGGTGACTGTAAGCTTGATGGCATTGTCTGCCGGCCCAAATTCAACTCGAAACTTTCCGAGCGTGAACTGGAGGTGATGCAGTACTACTATACGAACATGAATGCTGAGCAAATCTCCGATAAAATGTGCATATCAGCTGAAACGGTTCGTACTCATAAGCGAAATGTATTCAAACGGACAAACACTAAGTCTCTCGCGGAATTTTTCTTGTACGCGAAGAACAATCATCTATTTAACGATTAATCGACTTCAACGACAGCCCGGCAAAGCGTTGCCAGGGTGTTAATCATAATTCAAAAATCCAACTCGCTATAATACTTAACAATAACAGTTGTGGAAGACAGAATAATCGAAACAATAGTAGCAAAATCAATCGAGATCGGTGTGGTGAATACTCTCAACCAGCTTGGGCTTACTTCCGAGGTGGTTACAGAAGCGCAAGCCAGAAAAAAATATGGGCGACGATTGATTGATGAATGGCGCAAGAAAAGGTGGATCGTTGGTTACCCGACGGGAAATCCTAAAAAGGCAAAGGTGTACTTCAAGAGAAGTGAATTAGAGACAGCAAGTAGAATGCTTGATATCAAAAACTCAGTACCGACAAGCAAGATTTTTGAACATGGAAAAAACATTTAAATATTTCATCGTAGACATCCGGAATGGATCCGGGAACATTGTCCTTGCAGAGTATAAGAACAGGAGGACGGCAGAAAGAAGAGCAAAAGCAATCGCAAAGGAATGCGGTGAAGAGATCGCAGTTTGCAAGAAACTCAAATCAGTAAAATTATAACTATTCAAAACAGACGGCAAAATGAAAACTATCAAAGCAATTTTCACACAGAAATTTCAAGAGACCCCAATGGGGCGCAGGTATTCATTCAACACAACCCTTGATGTTGAAGTAGGTGATCTTATCGAAAGCCCTGACTACAATGGCAAGTTACTGCAGGTTGTCACTATTGAGGATGAAGCGTACCAGTCATTTTCATACGGGACAGGAGAACTTTTCAAAGAAAAGATAGAGGAAAGAGGCTACGGCGCTATTAAAATGCTTAGTGATGAATCTTCTATCGTAACAAAGGTACCAGAACCGGAAGAAGAAGGATTTTAATCTATTCATCATGAAAAAGATAGAGGATATCCTTTTCGGGAAAACATCAGATAGAGTCACAAGAGTGGTTGCTATCGCAGCACTGATCTATTTCGTCTCAATAGCAATTAAAATAATCTTTTAAACCATATAATAATCATGAGTACAGCAATCCAAGTTAAAGTAGAAGAGTTGAACAAGCTCGCCCCAATGGAGCTGGTGGAAGACTCAAAAGTTCAGCAGAAGTTCGTACAGATGTACAATTCTATCCATGGCACTGATATTGGCGAACAGATGTACCACAAAGAAGTATTCAATTTCCAAAAGGTACTTCAGGAGAACCCGTCATTGCAAGAGTGCAGTAAGATGTCATTGTACGGCTGCTTCCTCGACATGGCAGTCAATGGGCTTTCATTGGATCCGACCGGTCGGCCACATTGCTATATGATCCCTCGCAATTCAAAAACAGGCCACAAAGATCAGTACGGAAAAGATATATACGAGAAACGCGCATCTGTGTCAGTTACCGGTTACGGTGAATTATTAATGCGCATGCGAGCTGGTCAGATCAAGTACGCTGACAACCCGGTTGTAGTGTATGAAGGTGACACATTCTCTATCAGCCTTGACCATGGTGTGAAGAAGATCACCTATGCAGCTTCAATCCCTCGCAAATCAAATAAGATCATTGGCGCTTTCATACGTATCGTACGCAACGATGGATCTGAAGACTACCAGTGGCTCCTAGAAGGAGACATAGAGCGTCTTGCAGGATACTCTGCAAGATCCAATAGCTATTGGGATAGTACAGCTCGTAAAAGAGTAGTAGGCAATGCAAATGAATTGTATTCATCGAATGGAGGCCAGATCGACCCAGGTTTCCTTGAGAACAAGATGATCAAGCACGCATTTGATGCGTACCCGAAAGTTCGTATCGGAAAGTTCACGCAGATGCAGTCTGTGGAAGAGCCTGATCCGGTAATTGATTACGGCGTGGAAGATACCGAGGCCACTGTTATTGACAATGGCTTTGACGAACCCCAGGTGGATGATCAACAGAAGGTAGTTCAATCGGTCGTGTCTGAATCAGACGAAGAGGAAGGGTTCTAACCCTTCCTCCCATCTTTCAATCATTTATAACTATTTAAATTACAAACCAATCATGACAACAGAAACAGCCCAAACAGCAAATCTTCCTATAAAAGTCGAAGAATTTACAAGCATCATTCAATCGGCACCTGATATCCTCTCAAAGAATCAGTCTTCAGTTGCTCGGTGCAATGATGCCGGCAAAACACTTCTTGACACTATTGAGGCGAACGGAGAGATCAGCAATGATGAGCTTGATGCCAAGGTGGCAGACTACATCAACAAAACGAAGATCACACTCAATAATATGAACAAACGCCGTTCACCTCTCACGCAGCTTCTCACCCGGATTGCTAAAGAGTTTACAACGCTTGAAAATGATATCAACCCGACCAACAAGGATACGGTTGCATTCAAATTGCAATCATTCCGTGACAAGTATGCCGCTCAGAAGCTGGCAGAACAAAAGGCCCGGGAAGAAGCTGAAAGGAAGCGACAGGCAGCAGAAACAGAGAAGAGCGAATATCGCGCAGACCTCACGCTCTCAATGCAGAAGCATTATTCATCCTACTTCGAAGAAAAAGCGATTGAGCTTGATAACCTCTTTGCCGGCCTCAACCTTTCCAACTTTGACGAACAGGCTCAGAAGATAACCAATTTCTCAACCAGTTACGACGCGAAGGAACACTTCAAGTCATTTCGCGACACGTTCCGCTTTGTGTACCTCGATCAGGAGTCTATCAACTCTATCAAGAATGAAGTGGCCCGCCCAATTATGGCTCAATTCACGCAAAAGTTCCGTGATGATATTCAGGCGATGAAAGATGATCTTGTTATCCGGCTCCCATCAAAACGCAAGGATCTCGAACGTATTGCTGAATTGAGAAAGCAAGATGCTGAAGCTGCTGCACGTGCTGAAGCTGCTGCAAGGGATCGTCAGGCAGAGGAAGAAAAGAAGCGTGAAGAAGATCGCAGAAAGCGTGAGCAGGAAGAGAAATTGCGGCTGGAAGCCCAGGCTTCCCAAGCCGAGATCTTCGCATCATTCAATCAAACCGCAGCTGCAGCTCCTACGACCATATCAACAGCAAAGGTGACAAAGAAAATCACAGTGAACAATCCCAAGGGCTTTTTGGATTTGTATCAGATGTGGTTTGTCGGTGAAGGAGCGTCTCTTTCGATTTCAGAGCTTGAAAAAATTCACAAGAAGATGATCACATTCTGTGAGAAGAAAGCGAATAAGGATAAAGAATTCATTTATTCTGCATTCGTTGAGTATGTTGACGATGTAAAAGCGAAGTAACATGGCAAGCGATTACAACAAAAGAAAGGTCTTTCTATCCACACGAATCGATTTCGGAATTTACCGGGAAAATCCAAAGTCAGTACAACAAATCATTGATTCAGGTGAAAGAGGATTGAAATGGGTGAAATGGCTCATGGAGCGCTCCTGGAACTTCAAGCCAGCGCAAGAGGTATCTGACTACATCGCAGAAAAAGAACTCGAATATGGATCCGTATTACAGTCGTAACGAAGTAAGCAACTCGGACTTGACAGAATTGAAGAATCTCCTTTATCCCCGTACACAGTACGGGGATAAGGAGAAAGCCTTCAAGTTCGGGTCACTTATCGATGCGATGATTACTGAACCGCACCGTGTTGATTTCTATCAGCTTACTGTTGGAGACGTGCAGTATATGGAAGAGGATTTCAAGCTCGCGGATGAGATGCGCAAATCACTACTCGCGGAATCACGGAAGGACAAGTTTCTAGAGAATGTACTGAAGTTTTCAGACACACAGAAGGTCAGCATCCGGAGAGGGCAGGTATTCGATTACTGCGGCTTTGAATTCACTCTCGACACACGATGTAAATGGGACTGGTACCTTAACGTCATGCGCTTCGGTGGCGATCTAAAAAGCACTGCTGCAGCATCGCAAAAGGAGTTCGAGGATGCAGTGGATTTCTTCGACTGGGACCGTTCAAGAGCCTGGTACATGGATGTCGTTGGGAGTGACCGGGATTTCATCTATGCAATTTCGAAAAAGAATTGCAAGGTCTTCAAATATTTTATTCAACGGGGTGATGCAACGTATGAACGTGGTAAAGAGAAATACCTCGACCTGGCATTCAAGTATTGGCAATTAATAGCATAAGATAATGAATCTAAA